TGTTTTTGTCTATGGTCGAAATGGTATATTTACGAAAGGCTGTGTGCCAATGGGTTGCTCTGGAGTTGTCTCTTTGCGATATCCAATGATCTGGAGTTTGGATTTTCAATACCCTTGTACGCGTTGAACTGGTGGAATGGCTTTTGTTGATACTGTTGAGACCAAGCACCATTTGCGGCGTTCACACGACCATCGATGCGTGTCGTATCCGATCGCACAGTTGTGAGATGACCACGCGTTTGAGCGACATTCATACGACCTGGGTTACCCATACGGTTCGCCTTACCTCTACGATCTTCTGGGCGGAAACCATACTTCATCAACTCCTCGTTATTCTTGGTTGTCACTTGAGCTGCCGCGCTGTTCACATACGCACCATGGAAACTGTGAATACCTGGGGCTGGCTGGTTATTGTACATGTATTGTTCATCGTTGCGATCACCCTTGAAACGAGTTGGGTCTTGGGAAACCGATTGTGCTGAAATGAAACGCTTTGCACCACTGAAACCCAAACCATCCGCGCGGTGTCCAGTTTCCGAACGATTCGTTGTTCGCATCGTCTTCTGGTGACTTTGTCTGGGAACGGCACCTGACATACCCTGTGCGCGACCCGCCATCATTGGAAGGCGAGATGGTAAGAATGCAGTCTTTTCGGGCATATTATGGGTCAATTGACCAACAACCGCTGAACGACCACCAGTGATATCCATCGCTGGACCGGCTCGCCCTGGGAGTGTCGTTAGCCTGTGTTCACCGACATTAATTGGATTTATTCGTAACATTTGCTGGTAACCACCGACAGCTGGTACATTTGGACCAACACCCAAACCTGGACCAACCATCTGTTTTTCAATTGGGGACAAGTTGTTCATGCGACCCTGATCGTACATACGGTCTCGCATAGATAACACCTCCTGACCACCCGTTCTATGTAGCACACCGATATCAGCGAAACTCTCGACTTCTCTCTTCGCTGGAACTTGGACACGGGATTCAAACATGGATTCTGTGTAAATCATAGGCTCTTGAGACAACCCAATGTCCTGACCGGGTTCAACAACTCGGGGTGCAACTTGGGGTGGTTTAGATTTATCACTTAGGGTACGACCAGCATAAATTAATCCGGCAACCGCGATAACTGAAATAGGATCAGCCATTCTTATTTCTTATTAACATTTTTATTACCGTATCTTTGTTGGAAGAGTCCGTTCTGGAGTTCAGCTCGGGTACTCGTTGGTTCGTACGTCATGGTTCGTAGTGGAACCTTACATTCCGTATTCATGAGTGGGAACAAATTACGTTCGTGTGTTTGAACAATGTTCTTGCCAAACTTGGTGGTACTTTGAGGTCTGAGTTGATCGCTTATATCAATAAAGTTCGCTGGTGAACCCTTACCAGCCATGTATGGGGCGGTACCGTACAACATCGTGTTTGGACGGCAACTGCCACAGTTAAGTGAGCTGGGCTGAGGGTACACAAAAACTTCATCTGTAGCTCTGACAGATGGGAGCGCGCCAGTATTTTGGACAATCGATAAACCAGGCTGAAGTTGGTACGCCATTTATTATTACACGAGAATATTTATTATCTAAGCTGGGCCATTACCACCGCCAAACATTCCACCACGGATGTCACCCGCAGAATCAAGACCACCAAACGCTTCAAGTTGAACACCACGAGCATTTGGATTGCATGCGCCTGGGTGTGTTTTGCACATCGCACCACCCTTGGAGCCATAAAGCCATTCCGCAAACTTTGTTTGATCGCCTGGAATATTAGAGACTGGGGTACTCACAAATTGGCGAGCATATGCGTTTCGCTGAAATGCTGGGAGAGCTGATCGAGAACGACCCGCATCATATGGAACGCGATTATCGAGGTGGTGTTGAACAAATGGCTTCACAGTTGGGTAATAACACGCTTCCAAACGATTTGGTGCATCCGTGTAATCTGTGATCAACACATTGCCCATTGGGTTATCAGAAGACGGCATTTGACACGTTGGCTCCATCGCGCGCCCCCCATACATCTCTCTCACCATCTTCGATCGGTACATAACATAAAGAACACCCAAAACAGTTGCACCCAATATAAAGATACGTGGGTCACGTCTAACCAAATAGATAATGGAACACGCATATATGATAAAACGCGAGGCTGCGTTTATTCTATCTTCTGGAGTTTGATTTTTGTTTGGCCAGAATTGAGACACTCTGTCCGCTCTGATGAGCTCACGTGGGTCTTCGAACCAGGCCTTCATTTAATATACGATGAGGTTTATTTTTTCATCATACCACCAAACATGCTACTCATCATCTTCATCATAGCGTCCTGATCAATCTCACCACCATCGGTTTGCATTTTGTCGGCGCAATCTTTTGCGATAGATTCAATCAGAGAGAGGGTTTCTGCCGGGACTGATGTGATGGTGGTACCAAGCATGTACAGCGTTTGAAGGTACTGCCACGTGGCGTCCTTTGTGTTTGCATTCATTTGAGACCAAAGGTTCTTGATATTGAGTTCTCGGAGAATTTCAACCTTTTCAATCTCTTCGAGGAGGAAGGTATCATCCTTTGACGAAATCTTATCGGCGTAGGGTGAGACACCTTTCATAAATGTG